CGTTTGAATGAGCAGATCTAGTTCCACCTGATGCTCTAGTTATGCCAGTAAGATCGTTAGTTGAAATCCCTGTGTAAGAAATAAATTCAGCTCCAACTTTAATTGAGCCAGAAGTCGGAAAGCCAGTTGTTGACGTAAGTGTAATAGAAGTTCCTACACCTCCTGTCCCTGCAGTATCATCTAACAAAGCTCCATTTAAAGTTGAAACAGTACCTGAAGCTCCACTCCAAGCAGCTGTTCCCCAACCATAACCTGAGGTTTGGTTTAAAGGGCCAACTTTTACATAAGGGTTTATAGTTGCAGCTCCTGATGCAGCAACTGAGGTTCCTGCTGCGCTAGCCATTGTTACAGTAAAAGTATCTATATCCGGAACGGTAACAACTTGAAAAGTATTAGTTGTGAAATCTGATGCCGAGTATCCTGCTCCAGTTGGAGGAGTTACTGATGTAAATGTAAATAAATCGCCTACCTCAAGACCATGTGCAACCTTGTTAACAGTAACAGTAGCTACCGTATTTACAGTTGTGAACGTAGCTCCTGTAATAGCTGTATTTAATGGAGTAATATCATAAAAAGCACCTTCAAAATAAATTACTAATATTTTATTTGAACCTAATGCAACGTATCTTCTCCCGTCTAAATCAGCCCACACAAGCTGTTCTCTTATTGCTCCAGTTAAAGTTGAACCTGTGATTTGTTCCCATCCACCAATTTTTTCTGGTAATCCGTATCTGAAACGAACAAAATCACCATCAGTCCATTGACCTTCTGCTCCTGTTTCAGTGACTTGTTTATTAAATCCTGGTCTTATTTGTACATTTGTTAAAGGCATTAGGTATTATACCATTTTATTATGTTAAAATAAACTTAGTCTAAGTTATACAAAGGTTCTTGCTTATCATCTTTATAATCAGAATAAGGACCTTTTTGGTCTACGTAGTGAAGAAAACATTGTGCGTGCCAATCTCCAATAAAATTTTTACGATAATGTTCTAATTCACAGCCTAAATAAATACAAGCATCACCTGGCTCCATATGAATAGAATTATTTTCAATATAAATAGGCCATTCTGTGCCATCACTTCCAAGCATGACAGTAACAGATATCTCACAAGATGGTCTATCTTTGTGTGGTTTGAGCTCAGAGTTATAGGTATATAAACGAGTGAAAGAATAAGTAGGAAACAAATCTAAATTTGTTTCTTTTTCCATTAAATTTTTTTTATTTAAAAGCAAAGACTCACCAAAAGGGTCTCTGTAAAATATTGTATCTGAATTGTTATTTTGAGCAAAATCAAAATCTACTCTATTATTCTTGTGCTTTATTAATATATATTTTTTTGCTAATTCTGTTTCTTCCTCTGTGAGAAAGTTTTTTACTAGTTTATATTTAAAATCTTTTATAGTAGCCATGATACAACTGAATATCTAATCCCCTTTGTTACAGGCTCTACTTTATGTGGATACATAAAATTACTTGGCCAGACAATAGCTTTTGCAGCAGATGGTTTAACTCTAAGTATTTCATTAGTTTTACTTAAATTACTAAAAACTAAATCTCCACCTTCGTACTCATTATTTAAAAGAATAATTATAGACAATGTTCTCGGTATAGATCGACAATGGTCAGAATGAAAACCATAATGACCATCATTTTCATATTTTAAAATAGTAATCTCTTGAACTCCATGAACTACACAAGTTGTATTAAATTTTCTTTCATAGTTTTTTTTTAAATTTATTATAATAGAGCCTAAAAAATTAAGCCAATGCACTTCTGTTTGGGATTTACTTTGCAAATTCAAACTTAAATTTTTTACTTTTCTTGCTTTTTCATCCACAATTTGTCCGCCCCCTGAGTTTGAAATAATTGCAGCTTTTTGAAATTTATCATCTTCTTTATTTAGCCATTTTATAAAAGAAGATAATGTTTCTGGTGGCATGACATTTTCTTCGGTGTATATTAAATCTTCTAAGACCACGTTTTTTTAAACCAAATTTTTTCTTTATAACTATTTATTAAACTTCCTAAGTTTTGAAATTTTTGTTTTACTATATTATTATCAATAGCTTTAATTTTAAAATTCCATGATTCTCTTTTAAAAGGAATAACCTGAACATATGGAGTTCCTTGTTTGAACATCATATCAAATTTTGGATATTTATCAGCGTTAATTATAATTGGAAAGTTTACAAAGTGTGAAAATTTATCAGTGTCTACTATTGCAGGAATTATACTAAAATAATCATTTTCATTTAGTACAGGAGGAATAAACAAACAGGAATACCCTGGCGGTGTTTTTATTATCCAGGGATTTAATATTTTTAAAAAACTAAAATTACCGTTTTTTTTAACAGGAAAACTTTTTTTACCACCTAGTTGATCAATATTATGTTCATTTGATTCATGGCTATTTAAATTATATTGAAATAATTCTTCTTTACTATAACTTTTTGCAGCTCCATAATGGTATCTAATTCCGTATGCTTTTTGCTCTTCATTATAAAAGTTAAAGTTTAAATTTATATCTTGTGGTAAAGGCAATGTATAACCAGCAGTCATACAATCTAAAAAAGGCATACATCCTTTTATATTTAATTTTGGAAAAGAGTGGGTTGGTATTTTTTTATACCATTCTGGTATAAATTTTTTAGCCGGTTTTGGCTGAATTTCTTTTACTTCTACTAGATCAGGATGAATACTAAACTCTATCTTATTTGAAAACATAGGTTAGTTTTTAAATTAATCTACGGTAATTGCAATAATTTCTTCTGTGAATTTCCTGGTTGAGCACTAAACCATTCTTGAGGTGTTTGAGATAAAGGATAAAGATCTTCCATCTCTCTCATATTTACAGCTAATAATTGGTTTTGAACTGTTTGCCATTCATTATAATCAGGATGATTTTTATTAGATTTCAAAAAAGCATCTATTCCTGAAACAGCCCACGAATACCATTGTTCAAAATATTCTTTTGAAAGGACTTCTGTAGTAGGTATTTCATTATCAATTGAAACAATATTATCACCCTCCAACCTAAAAGTTTTTTTAAGATTTAAGGCATCACTAGCTTGTTGATCAGTAAATTCTTTAGCAACATATGTTGTACGATGTTGCATCAATGAATCTTTTTCAGAATCAGTTAAAGCTACGTTTCTTAAATCACCATTTTCAAATATTGCATACTTCATTTATTAATCTCCTACGTATCGTTTTCAAAAATTAAAATGGCTCCACCTCTAGAAGGTCTACTTCCAACACCACCAGGTGCTCTTCCACCACCATTACCAACTTGACCAGATCCATTATCCATACCTAAAACAGGTCTTTCATTGTAATTTCCAGTTCCAGGGCCACTTATAGTTGCAGAGTTAGAGTCAACAAAAAATGTTGCATTAACAGTTCCATCAGGTGAAGGTGCGTTTGAAATATTTCCTGCGGGACTTGGATTGATTCCTGAGAATCCTCCATAATTAGAACCACCGCCTCCGCCTCCACCGTTGACAGTGAATAAAGCTGGAGATCCTAAATTAGTTGCACCACCGCTGCTTCCAGAATTTGCATTATATCCTGGAGATCCATTACCACCTTTTCCACCAATAGAATAAGGTGCGGAAAAAGGTGCTGTGACTGGAATTTTATAAACGGCATAACCACCATCTCCGCCACCGCCACCGGATCTTCCTTGGTTAGAAGTTCCACCTGATCCACCGCCACCACCTGTAGCATAAACAATTAATTCAGTTGTTGCTGGGTTAGCAGTAAAAGTTCCTGAAGCAGGACCTGTAACATAAAAATTTGGTGTGAATCCTTTACTTCCACCTGCACCGGTTGATGCAGCAGTCAATCTTCCCTGTGCGTCAACTGTAATACTAGCTGAAGTGTAAGATCCTGCAGTTACAGCAGTGTCAGCTAATTTATCAGCTGTGACAGCATCGTTTACAATTGAAGCAGTCACTACAGCATCTGCTGCAAGTTGGTCTGCGCCTACCGCATCATCTGCAATTTTATCTTGAGTGACTGCATCATTTGCAATTTGAGATGTAGCAATTGTGCCTGTTATATTTGCTGCAGCAACTGTACCACCTAAAGTGTCTAATGAAATTTCATTTAAGTTTGTCCCATCAGAATAAGCTGCATAAATTTTTGCTTGGTCTAAAGTAAATCCTGTTCCTGATGCAGTTTTAATTGTAAGATTAGTTGGGTTAGTTAAACCTGTTGCATCAAATATATAAAATTTTTCTATTGAATCTGGAATTGTACAAATTGTGCTTGCTGCGATTGAAGCTGTAGCAAATTTAATAACCATATTTCTAGCATTAGAAATTGTTTTATCAGTCATTGCTAAAGCAAGAGTACCACCACTATTAAGTGTTACTTGTTCAAATCCTGAAATCGCTTGTTGAATTAAGTTTAAGTTGTTATTTGTGTTATCACCCCATGTACCAGCATTTTCGCCAGTTACCATTAGTTCAAGTTTTAAATCTGTAGAATAACTAGATGTCATAAATTTTTATCTCCTAAATTGTTATAATTTTACATTACCTAAGCTGCTAAATCAACCTCTGTCCAAACATTAGTTACTCCAGGATCTATCTCAGCCCAAGCGGTTACTGTTACACTTCCCACGGAACCTGTCATTTGAATACCTGTAACATCAACATTTGAAGTACCTTCTACAACTACACTACCGACAGAACCTGATAATTCAAATCCTGTAATACCTATAATTTGTCCTGGTATTTCTGCATGTTGACCTAAGGAAATAGCTAGTTGTTGTCCTGTAACAGGTTCATTAGTTGACTGCTCTAAGGTTATAGAGCCTAAAGTCATTGTGCCCTGAATTCCAGTAACATCTACTGGAGTTTTTAAACCACCTACTGTAACACCTATTGATATTGTGGACTGAGAACCTGTAACATCTACAGTAGCATCTCCAGCTACTGTAGATACAGTCGTAAGCGCATCAAGTTGATCTTCTGACGCTAATACAAATATATCTTGGTCTACCTGGATTGAAAAAGACGGACTAGCAAAAGTAGTGTCTAGTTGACCAGCACTTGTTACTAAAACATTTACATCTGTAAATGATGTTTCTTCACCAATTGAAGAGGTAAGTGAAATACCTGTAACTTGAACTGAGAAATTATCTCCCCAAGCAAACTCACCCCATTCTCCTCTTCCCCAACCTTCTCCAGTAAGTGTTGTATCATCAATAGTTGCTGCTCCTGGAGTAGAAGTTAATTGTGAACCAGATACACCAACCTCTTGTCCAATAGGTGTTAAAACACTTCCAACACCAATAGATTCTAGGCTTCCTGTAACACTAACTAAAGCAGAAGTTCCCCCTACAGCAGATCCTTGAGTTGATGTTAATTGTAATCCAGTGAGAGTTACTTGATGATCAATTACGTGGGTTTCGTTCCCAATAGTTGATGTTAATGATAGGCCACTTAGGTTAACGGATGTATCGCTTAGATCTCCCCAAGCTTCTGCACCCCATGTCTTCTTACCCCATCCAGTGGCCATATCATCTTATTCCTTTATTAAGCTATTCTTAAAATAGCAGCAGAAGTAGTAAATGCAGGGAACTGAATTGTAAATGTTCCAGCTGTTGCAGTTTTATCACTTCCAAAATCTAATACAGCAACTGCATCAGTAGTATTTGAACCACCGTCAGTAGTTGTGTTGTAAATCAAAGCACCTCTTGCAGTAAGAGTTACGTTTTGAAAACTTAGATCAGCAAAATCAGTAATAGCTACTGAAGATGAAACTTTTACACCTTGATTAACAAGTGTTCCACCACCGGCTGTGTAGTTTGCTGAAGTTACTTCAGTGTTAGAGCCACCACCTGGGTTTGTTGAATAGTTCTCTGTTGATTTTCCTAAAGTCGCTGAACTTGTGTACATCGCTAATTTGTAAGTATCAGATGATGTATCAAAGTCGTGTTTT